GTTCCATAAATAAAGTTTTACCTGTTCCAGGTCTGGCACCAACCACGGTAATTGTTCTCCATTCAAGACCATCACAGAAAGCATCATTAAATTTAGGCCAAGCACTCTTTAGGGATTTTAATGTACCCTGTCTTCTAGCTCTAATTTTATAGATAGCTTTTTCTACGGACTGCCTTTCACTAACAGGTAGTAAAGGTCTTGCTCCATTAAATAAATTTGACATATGTGGATTTTAAAAATTGATCACACTATGTTGTCCCTAAAATAAGTAGGAACTTCATCTGCACCAGATGCTACTAGTTCACAGTATGTAGCCAGATCTGACTCAAAAGATTTATCCAAATTTTGTTTGCGGATAAAATACTGTGAATTTCTCATATACTCAAATCTTTTCAATTCATACTCAGATACATATTTTTCAGTTGCTTTTAATATTGTTTCCCAATCATAATCATAAGTCTCAAAGAACCATTTGAAAGGAGCTTCTAAGTTTTTAGCATTTACTCTAGCAGGTTTACCTGAGTTAAGTTTTCTATTTGGAAACACTTCTAAATATAAATTTATGTTTTCCATATAAGAATCACCCATCAATGAACTTATAGTTTTCTTCTTAGTTTTCTTAAAGAAACTGTTGATTTCATCAATAAAGATAAGACTTTTTGCTGTCAAAACCAAATCTTTAGTAACCCAATCATTAGCTTGTAATCTACTGAGTTCTAGTTCTTTATTGATAAATTTGTTAGGTATTACTTTCTCTTTTAAGCAATAGAGCATGTAATATGTATTAGGCATTAATTCTGCAGCTATGAGTCTGTTGAATATCTCTTCCATTACCAATTAATTGAATAGTTATAGTTTTCTTTTACAATTTTTTGTGCTGTAGGAAATACATCTTTAGAGTCCCAACTTCTGAATTTGTTATAAACAGCAGATGCCGGATGAGCACAGAATAGCTTATAACAATTGTCATTTACACTATCCGCCCAATTACTTGCTTCTTTCCCCATGTAAATATACACCAATCCATTATTATAATTTGATAAGAAATCAAAAAGATAATTTAAGAATGGTTTCCATATACCATAATGCATACCAACTTTGTTTATTTGAGTTGTAAGAGCTGTATTAAGCATAAGTACACCTTGATTTGCCCATCTGGTTAAATCCGGACTGTTACTAATAGGGTCTCCATTATAAACAGTTCTGTTTACTTCAGATAATATAAACTTTAAGCTTGGTTGTAACTTCATTGTTTTACTGCAGCTAAAAGCAATACCGTCAGCTACATCAATAGTTGGGTAAGGATCTTGTCCTTGAATAACAACTTTAAGTTCTTTATAAGGACATTCTTTAAAAGCTCTAAACACATCTCTTAATGGAGGAGTAAATCTTTTGTCTAAAGAACTTTCTTCCGCAAGTGTATGAAGTATGTTTTTGAATTCAGAACTATAAATAAAAGTTCTTAAAACTCTGGCCCATCCAGAAGGAATTAGATCCTCATATAATTTGTCTACAATTTTATCTAATTCTAGTTTTTCTTTCATAATTTTACAAATGTATTTTAAAAACAACCAACATGATTAAAGTAAAAGAACTTAAAGATGATGCTCTAGTAAGTATAGTAGTTAATAAAACATACTACTTCATGGTTAAAAGCTTGGCTTACTCATTAACTCAACAACTGTTAGATGAGAATAAAGATCCTCAGTATATCAAAGATAGTTTTGAAAAACCTTATGATCAGATAAATGAAGCTCAAAGGAATCTACAAACAATAGGTTTGATGATTGCTGAAATTGAAGCACAAGCTGAAAAACAAAACTTAACTGTTGAGAAAGAAATCTTGGAGCCAGGAGATGAGGGATATGTTGCTCCTACTGAAGATTAACATTCAGTTCAACTCCTATTTCAATACAAGCTTCAATAGCTAACATTAACTGGTCTTTGGTACACTCTGCAAATGATTTGCAATACTCACCTTCTAAGTCTGTGTAGCAAAGACCAGATCTTTCTTTAACAATCTTCTTCATTTCTTCAAAAGTATAGCCAGATTCTTTGGCTAACTCTCTAATACAAGCATGCACTTTATTAATTTGTGCTCTACTATGATCTGCATTAGCAAGATCAATATACATTTCTACTTCCTGACCTTCAGAAAGCTTTTGTACAAACAACTCATAACCTAACTTATCCTTTGGATGGGCATAAGTTAACTTACCTTCTTTCTTTACTAATTTACCTGTGTACATATTTTCATAGTTTCAAGGAAATTAAACAATTGGTTTGCTTCTGTAATAAATAACCTATCTATTTCAAAAGAATGTACAGAAAAATTATTTCCATTATTTTCAGCAGGTGAATCAGATACTAATGTAATACCATCAGTAACTTCTAACATATAATAGCTATAATCTTCATCATCACCACTTTCTTCTTTAGATATGTGAACTTTTTTAAATCCAGCATTTATTAATACTTGCTCTGTCATAATTTGTGTTTTATTTTAAACATCATTAACTCAGGTGTTGCAATCTTAGATGCATAATCTTCATTAGAAATCTTGTGACCTAATAAAATAGGATGTGTATCTCTTCGGATGCTCCAAAACTGCTTTAAACTTAAAACAGCCATGTAGATATCATCTTCATTAGCTTGTAGCATTTCAAAAATTCTATTGTTTTCTTCTTGAGAAATTATACCTAAGAACTGCAGTAAATTAAGCTCAAGTTTATATACAAATAGCCATTCTTTCTTATTAAGAAAGTCATATCTTGGCCTTGTCATATTTACTTGATGCTTAAATAAAATATAATTTACATCAGAATGTAACCATTGAGATATACTAGTATGGTCTCTAAGAAGATTTTTTGTAAAATAAAGTAGTTCTTTAGCAACATCTTCTTTTATATCATTCTTGGCCATATATGATTAATATTAAAAATAAATGAATCCTTTCAATTATTTTACTGAACACTTTTCTTATCATCTATAACTTGGTATATACAATGCTCAACTATAAGGTTCCATGTTGCTGTAGGATCAGCTTCTTCTTCATGGTTGTACATAGACAATATCTGATTCACTTGTTGTTCAGTTAATTGTTTTTTGATACTATTAGCAACAACTAATACATCTGTTCTACTTATATTACTTACCATTTTTTTCAGATTTAAAGGTTTCATTGTAATATTGTTCTGCATTATCAATAATACCATCATCTTCACATCCATTATCCCAAGCATCAATTATCTGTTGCTTTTCCATTTCTTTGGCTTGTTTAAATGGGTCTTTTGCTGTATGTAAATTTTCCATTAACCATTCTACTGCTGTCATAATTCTTTCTTGTTTAAATAGTTATAATTTCTAATGTGTGTGACTGCTTCTTTCTTGCCACATAACCCACATGTATCAATAAAAACTGTACAAATTCTTGGTTCACTTTTTTGTTTTTCTGTAAGAAAAGGTATTCCACAATTTGCACACACATAATCTGATGTTCTGTCTTCTTTATTCATTAAAATAATTTTTAGGGTAAAACACTTCATCATCATAGTCATACAACTTCTGTTCTGCAGGACTTAGCTCTTCATATGTAGGTTCTACATACTCTTTTAGCATTTCTTCTTCTGTGAAGTAAGATTCATCTTTTGAACCAAAGTGTACTCTATAAGCTTTTAGTCTTAGTTCTTTTTGCTTTTCTAAGTATGACTGTGCTTCTTTGCTATAATGATCATAATTATTTCTGTTTCTGAGAATAATCATTATGATATGATGTAACTCAGAATCTTTTTCAAGCTTAAATAGCATTTTAAGAAGTGATACAGTACTGTATCTGCGGTACTTAGTGTTGTAAGCAAGTTCTTCTTGTTCCATAAATTATTTTACTAAATCATCCATATCAATATTGTAATCACGCATAAGTTCATAGATCATATCAAATACTAATTCTACTGCTTCATGTGCAGTTTTAGGCTTTTCTTCTTCCATATAGTCAAGACTATCATGAATCTTTTTTTGAGCATTGTTTTTAAGCTCCCACAATACTAAAGCCATATCAAGTGCTTTGGACATTCTTTTGTGGTCCATTACATCATCAGGCTCATTCATATCAAATTCAAATTTTGCTTTCATACTATTTAATATTATCTAATGAATAACTGTTTAAGATTGAAGCTTTATTGATTACTACTTTATGTAGTTCATATGGCACACCGTCACCATCAGTGGATTCAAAATCACAATCATCTATATTTGTATCTCCAAACCAAGTCTCTCTTGTTTCTTTATCCCAAATTGCTTTCTCACTTGCTTCTTTTAATGCAGCTTCTACATGAAGTTTAGCAAACTCAATGAGTGCATGCTTATTAGTAGAACCATGATATAAATTCATAAACTCTTCTGCTGTTGGTATCTTTTCCATACTATTTCTTTTTAAATTGTTCAAACCATTTATCATACTAAAATATATATCTTATTGTATTCCAAGGAATTATATCATCATGTAATTGTTTAAACTCTTCAATATAATCTCCTTTATATATACGGTTATATCTCAAGTTAGCACCTCCATACTGAGATATTTTCTTCTCTTGTATTTCTGGTTTCCAGAGTAAATGTTCTCCCGGAAGATTATTAGCAATATTAGCATAATGCTTATCTACATTATGAGTTAAGAATATAACTTCAGCTTTTACTTTGCTGTTATCCCAACCAGTTAACTGGGCAAATGCAGCAACTTCTGAAAACAATTTTTTATATTCTGATAACCAATTAAAATTCACAATAACAGGACTGAAATTTAAGTGCACATCATAACCCGCATCAAGGAACTTTCCTACAGCAGATAATCTATCATAAATATGATCTGTTCTTGGTTCAAGTTCTTTTCTGTAAAGTTCAGGCATAAGACTAAATCTTATTCTAATTTTACCTTGTGGGTTAAAATCAAGAAACTTTTCATTTACATACTTAGTAGCAAAAGAGCCCATAGCTTTAGGATGCATAACAAAGAAATCAAATATTCTTTCCCACTGATGATATTTAGCATGTAGAGCAAAGTCTTCATTACAACTGATGTCATAAGTTACATACTCTTCATGTGTTTGATTTGGTTTTTCCACATCAGCAAACCATACATGGTCATTGATTGCAGTTAATATATCTCCATGATTTTTAGCAATAGATAAACCTGTAGGTTTATTTCTTTTCATGTAGCAGTAAGCACAATTATATAAGCATCCATGTCCAAAGGATGGTGAAATATAATCAGTACTGCGTCCAGAAGGTCTAATTTTCATAGACTTTCTGGTAACTTCAGTAACAAAACTCAAATTATTAATTGTTTACATAACTATAAAACTCAGCAAAAAACTTACTGATATAAGTACTATAACCTTTATGAGCATAATTTCTATCTAAATGTGCTAGATATTGTTCTCTAGTTAATTTATGACCTCCTACAAATTCTAAATATAATTTATAGTCAAGAACACTGTGTTGCCATTTTTCAAAGGATGCAAACCCGTATTTAGGACCTTTACTCATTGTAGGTCTAACATTAGGTTGTTTCATCCCAAATAGATTGTTATTAGACTTAAATATTTTACTACACATTCCGGATTCAGTCATGATTATGCTGTAGGCAACTTCAGGATGTGCTATTTTAGATTGTAGGATATACTCAATAAGCATGTCTTTGTTAATCTTTGTACTGTCTACTACAGGTATTACTTCTGTAGTATCTTCAATCATAATTTTCTTTTTTGCTTTTACCAGTTTTTTACTTTCTCCAAAACTTGCTATTACACTTACACTAACAGCAATACCAATAAATATTAATGTTATCCTCATATAATTTTTTTAAGTAACAGAGCCTATTGCTAGACTCTGTTTTCACCATTCAAATCACCACTCACGTAGATGTCTCACGCTTGTCTTTCCAAGTGTCAACAAGAATCCCACTTGCATATACTCTGTTGTAAACCGCAGAGCTTAGAGCTACTTATTCACTCCCGTATCTTTAGTTTGTTTAGACTTTTTTTCTTTTTCAGCTAACTTGTTAAAGTACTCAAGTCTCTCTGCTATCTTCTTGTTTACCAGATTGTAGTCTGGAGTATTGTTCTCCTTCTTCATTCTCTTTCTGTTTTAAAATAGCAACTGCTTCATCTACAGTTAATCCATCAGGTGTAATACCTGAGTTAATTAATTCAATATACAATTCTTTAATCCTTCCCATTATTACCTTTAATAATAGCACCAATAATACTTTGAAAAGGGTCTGCTTCTTCTTTACCAAGTTTAAAACCAACTAAGAAACATACAAATGCAAGTTCATTAGGATGTGTTATTTGGGTACTAATATCAGTAAAAATTGATGTAATATTTTCTGAGTTTTCCATGCCTTCTTTTGTTAATGCATATAACTCTTTTTTTCTTTCATCAGTTATACCTAATGTACCTGTGATACTTTCATCATCATCATTGATAATTTTAACAGTAAGATACTCTTTGTAATCAGGTAAGACCACTGGAATTTCTTTTTTGCTAAATAATTGAGAGATCAGATTCTTCTTCTTTGACTGTGTGTTTTTCATATTCTTCTAATAATTCTAATGGTATAAAACG